AGATATAATAACCCGTGAGGCAGAATAAAGGCTTCACACAAAAAAAAAGAATATGAAACAGACTGACAAGATTTTGATTGCTTTAGGCTTTGTAGCTTCTGGCTCCGACTTTGATGAGAAATTTGAGAACTTTGTTTCTAATTTTGGTGTTCAGTGGAGACCTTCAGACTTATGCGATGCAATTTCAATGAGTGTAGACAATAATAGTGCAGTGCGTAATTCTTTGGTTTCTATTATGTGGGACCGTGTTGTTTCGCATTTTGTTGACAAAGGACTTTGCGAGGAACTCTTCGACTGTGATATAAACGGTTCGTTGGCAACACATTTCTATTATGATGGTGTAGAAGTCTTTTGCGCAGACGACTTAGAAGAATACATTACGGATTAGTTTATTGCGTGCTCATAGCGAGTATTTGATGAAAGGAGAACTCATAACGCTTATATAAGGCGTAACAATATTTAGATTTCATTTTTCATAGTTTTTGTTTTTAGCCGTGTGGATTTTGTCCCACGGCTTTTTTAATTATTTCTTACCTTTGAGTATGAATATCAGAGGACCACCATATAGTTCGTTTTCATAAAGTATATACTTTACGCTGCTAAGGTATATACTTTAAGTCGGTAAAGTATATACTTTATTTTAAGCAGCTATTTTTAACGCCAAAAAACAATAAGATTATGGCTGGTAAAAATATTAATTATACAGTCGTTGAGCGTACGTCTCCGATCAGTAAGAAACATTATGTGATGTCTCAGGTTATACCTACAGGCTCACTCAGTTTTGAACAACTTTGCGAGGATGCCTGTCAAGGCACTACGCTCGACCCGCTGGAGATGCAGACGGCGGTAAAGTTCTATATGAAGGCAGCACAGAAGAATTTGCTTCGAGGCTTTCGAGTTCCTTTAGGACCTTCGTTCTTAATCCTCTATCCTAAGTTGGAGATGAGCGTGACGGATAAGGATGGTAAAGTAGCAAAGCTGGAGGACGTGACGGCTGCTAAAGCCCACCCTACTCTGGCTTGTACTGTTGCACCTAATTATAGTCGTGCTTTTCGTATGGCAGCATCTTTCCAACGTGTAACGCCTAAGGGGGTTGTTGTGCCTGAACCTGGCGAGGATATTAACGAGGATAACAAGAAGGGCGACCCTACCACAGGAGGCGGTGGTGGTACTGAAGTAGTGCCACCTGTGCCAGGGAATACGATTGAGGGCTAAAGGCTTGTTACGAGCTTTCTCGTAGTCCTGTAGTTTATTTCGTGTCCCCTTACTTGTTAATCTTGTTCTCTTTTATTACGGGGCTGATACATAAGGTATCGGTCCCGTTTTTCTTAAATAATAGTATCTGTTTTAATAGTGTTTGGATAAAAGTTTTATTTTTAGTGAAAATATTAGCTTAAAAGTTTGGAGAGTACGTTTATTTTGCTTACCTTTGCATCAGTTAATAAACAACTAATATTTAATAGTCGAGCTGCGCTTGACACAACAGAAAGTAAAATGAAAATCGAGTTAAATTCATCTATTTGTCCACTGGTTGATTTTTCAACCTATGAGACACTTTTATCTGCATCTTTGATTGAAGACTATGGTCGTGATTGCATAGGTGATTTTGAAACAGTTAGCATTAATCAGGACGATGTTGACGTTGTGATTATGGAGAGAGTTGCTGCTGTTATGCAGGACGATATTGCACCTATGTTGGTTGACTATGGTGTAAAGTCAATCAATATTGGTGAACTTTGTAGACCTAAGGAATATAATTTTAGACATGATAGTTTTGATCTTTCGGTTGAAATGAAAGAAGACTGGAAGGTATGTGCTATCAATTTCTTAGAAAAGAATCTACAGAATAAAAAACTGTGTAATTATATACAGGAAAATTGGGTGTCTCGTTCTGGATTTTGGTCTTTTATGCCTAAGAGTATAGAGGAGATTATTTCAACTCTAAAAGGAAAAGATACACGTTATACGGATGATTATCTTCTCGGTGCCTATCTTACTTTGGTAGGATTAGAAACAGACGTTCTGATGCCTTGTCATGTGTTTGAAGATATGGTTTTTGATGAAATTACTGAAAATACTGATTTAACGGCTTCTTATTGTTATATTCCTAATGATTGGATGGAACTTTATAACGATGATGCAGCTGTTGACGAACTTTATTACAATTTATTAGATAAGATTGGTCATGTCTGGCGTGGAATGAATGCAATTTATGATACACAGAGTTGTGAATCTTTTGATTGCAATGACAATGCTTCATGTATGATTGCGTGGGCAATGAAAAATAACATAAGTGTGGAAGACGCACAGGATATTGCTGTTGGGCGTAAGGTTTATGAATATGGAATGTTGATGTATGCTTAAAGAATATGATTTTAGATATTCGGTTCACGAGGTGGATGGAAAATCATTTGAACTAATAGAATGTAAGACTTGGCCACGCTTGAATGTTCAGGTGCTGGACACTACTCCTGAACGATTTGCAGAGGACGTGGCAGCCGTTAAAGCTCGTTCCATGTGTGGATATACAGAGGAGGATAAAACCTTCATCTTGAAGCATGCAGGAGGTGAAGGAAATGGAGAGTTGACACAGACTAATGTTAAAGAAATACTTGCTGGAATGAAAGATATTATGGAGGCTGCCGTTAAGTGGTGGATAAAGAATCGCTTAAGGCTGAGAAATCCAAAGACAGCATTCTGGAAAGATGTTGTAAAGTAAAACCCTATATAGGGTGTGAAAAAATCACTGACTTTTTAAAATCTAAATAGCTTACCTAACGGCTTGACGGGGAAAGTATATGAGAGACTACACTTCATTTATCGGTACCAATGGCAGAGAGGTTTGTCGTATGTCTGGTACTCCAAAGAATATTGCAGCCTTTGAGAAGAGAGCAGAGAACGCGGAGGTTGTTGAAATCGGACGTTATTTTTCGTCTTCGTCTATTTGGCCAGAAGAAGTTATTTATTTGAGGAAGGTAGACGGTCGTTGGCAGTCGGGACTGAACAAAGGTTATAGAGGGTATTTCTTTTATTACCTTAAGCCATTGAAAACTAACTTTTCTTTGGTTCGTGAAGATATTTCTGAGGAGGAAGGTCATAAGGCTATCAAGGATGCTGCTCCTGAATTAGTAGAGAGTGCTGCCAAGGTTATAGCCTGGTGCGATAAGAAAGACGAGACGGACGAAGATGGTCGTTATTGGCTGTCAGCCTATCAAGGTGCAGGTGTCTATCGTCTCATTGTTGCTGGTGGTAAGATATGTGGTGCGATTCGTGGAGGGTTCCATGACTGTCGTAAAAGTCCTCGAGTATCAGCGTTTGGAGACTTGGTTTTTAAGGAAGCCTTAAGATTAGCTGTTGAAAAAGAACTTGGTACGTCTGACTTTCATCTTCTGAAAGCTGATGGTAGTGGTACATATTTCTTCTTGCGCAATCAAGAAGATAGTATTTATCTTGAGACGAAAGAGTATGACGTTCCTATGGCAGATGGTACGGGGTGGCATCATAATATAGAAATTAAATCATCGCTAATATAGCGTGAGAATATAATTGGAAAATATTTCAGAAATAAATAGCTGACCTATCCGGCTTTACGGGGAATGAAAAATGAAAAGATACACATTTTATGTTACCTTATCGAATGGAAACGAGATTCACGTTACTTCGGTTGGTAAGGATAAGGAGGATGCTATAGAGCGGTTTATGTCGCTGCCAAAAACTATTGAGTTTATAGGTAAGGCTACTATTACGGCTGCTCGCCTTATGAAAGAGGAGGAAATCACATTGTCAGCCTTTAATCGTTTCGTTCTACAGAGTAGTAAAGATGAAGGCTGGTGGGTTGTAGGTGACCCAGAAGGAACTTTTGTAGTTCGTTTCAAGGAGGGTGAGTTTAATGAAACTCGAGAGATAACTTACTTACGAGATAGTCCTATGGACGCACTGGAGGAAGCACGTGTGTTGCGTGAAATACCAGAGTGGTTGCAGGCTTATCATTCGGAAGTGCTTTAGAAAGTATTAAAAGTTCAGATCATGGATATTTTTTGTGTGCAGGAAACTATAGGCGGGTGGAAACAAACGCCTGTGTTTGAGGGATCGTTTGACGAGTGTCAGGATTTTCTTGAGACTAATTGTGATTATAGCCGTTCTTCATTTGCGATAGTAAATAAGGACGTTCTTAAAATAGATTATTTATAAACATAAAAAGCTTAGCTATCGGCATGACGGGCAAAATGTATGACGGCAAAAGAATTTGATGATATTCTGTCTTTTTTAGATACAATAATACGTGTTGAAAATAATATAGATGTAGGAGATGAACTTAATAAAAGTTGTTGTCGATATGTTTCTGTACTTTTGAAAAATGGTAATTTGATTCGTGGTGTTCTATATCACGCAATTCAAAATTGTTCTGACTTATTTCGTACAGGAACACTTGTCTTTGTTGATAATGACAAATGTTCTAATATTATTTCTCTTGATGATATATCAGGAATTAGTTTTGATAAAACTGTAAAACGTTAATAAAAAGAAATAGCTGGGCTATCGGCGTGACGGGCAAAATGTATGGAAAATAATAATAAAGAGAATAAAAAATTGACAGCATTGCCTGTTTGGATGCCTAATGCTTGTCCGAAATTTAACGACAATATGCAGGCAAATGCGCCCTTTATCGTGACGCGTGAGATGACACGTACAGATTTAGGATTAAGTATTATTGGAACGAGATACCCACGTGTGGTTGCACGGTATGTTTCATTTCCTACGCAGCGTGGTATTACACGAGTACGAAAAGATAGAACTACTACGCAGGCACAAATCGCTGAGGAAGGTCGACGGGCTTATCTTGATGGTCGTGCCTTGGCTATTGAGAATGGACGTGAGGCTGCAAAGCGGGGTATAACAGTAAAGGAGTATATCGAGGACATTCTTGGTCGTGTTTATGATGAAGAGTATGATGAGCCACGTCCTGTCGCAAAGGTGCCAGGCTTAAACGCTTACCTTGAATTGCGGGGATGTATGGATGACTTAAAAGGTAAAGATGTTGACTGGGCGAGCGTTCTTCATCAGTTGGATTTGATGGCTGAATGGGCACAGAACATCTGGATACATAGAGATCGTAAGTATCGCGCTTCACGTCTTGAAGACCTTCAGCCGCTTGATGAATGGGAGGAGGATTATGACCCAGCCGTTTCTCCTACGCTTTATCCTAAGCGTGGTATTGGTTTGACAGAGGTGGATTATTCTCGTCGTCCTGAACTCTTACACGTAAGAACATCACATGAAACAGGTATTACGAAAGAGCGAATTGCAGAGATTAAGGCGGCACGTCAGCACAAGGCTGATATGAACGCTATGGGCTTTAAGGAGTAACGGAATGGGGATAGGTATCAGCTTTATACTGTTGCTCTTCCCCTACCCTCCCCTTGACAGAAAAGCAAGAAGCAGGGTATGACTCCCTATTATAACTACAGGATAGGTTCAGATATATCCTTGGTTGACAGTTTAGGTACACTGCTTGATACTCTCTCATGTAGTAATGTCTATGTTTGTTACACCGATAGGTGTCATTTTTCCTCCATCTTTAGTGCAAATTCTTTCTAATTTGTAATGAATTGGAATGATTTTGAGCTCTCTTTGCTCCTGTCGCTGCCATACTTACCGAACTCTTCGTGAAGGATATTCTTAAGTTTTCATCTTCTTACATAAAAAACAAATATACTAAAT